TTAGCTAGATTACAATCTGATTGGGATAATGATAATGCTAGTGATGACGAAACTAACGAAGAAAAAGTTGCTAGATTAGGTGCAAGACCTACATCATACTCATCGTAACATCATCCAAGAAGTTAATATATATTTACCATCACCTGATAAAGGTGGGTTACCTCTGTGTACATATGGAAAACCAGCAGGCCATATAACTACTCTACCTGTTTTAGGTTGAACTCTTTTTGAAAAATGTAAAAACTCGGTTTCTCCACCATCTTCTACATCATTTAAGTAAACAGTAAAAACAAAAGCTCTAGGTTCATTATCATGTCCTCTTCCGTGTTCTATATGCCATGTGTGATAACCTTCAGTGCGTAAAGTTTTTTGAATTTTTAAACAAGTATAAAAAAATTTATCCTGTCCATAAGCTTGTTTTGCACCTGTTTGAGTTAAATAATTTTGAAAAGCAATATCAAAATTTATCATCATGGTTTTTAATTCTTCCCACCATAAATCTATATTATGTTCATTAGCAAAAAATTGTTGATCTTGTTTTGTTAACGTTCCTGCTTTTTCAAAATCAGTTCTATTAATTGTTTCATTAAATTTTACTCTTCTTTCATAAAAATCTATAGCTTTTTGACAATCATCGGGCATAATAAAATTATCATATACCCCAATAAAATTCTCTATTTTGTAAGTTTTTTCCATTAAGATCTCTCTTTCATATTCTAAATAAGTATTATATAACACAATTATGGCCTTAAAAAAAGTAGAATTTGCACCTGGTTTTAATAAACAAAGCGTTCCCTCAGCTCTTCCAGGAAGATGGGTAGATGGAGACTTTGTGCGTTTTAGATATACCGCTCCTGAAAAAATAGGTGGATGGGAACAATTAACAGCTGCTCAAAAAACTTTACCTGGTGCAGCTAGAGCACAATTAACTTGGACTTCTTTAGCAGGTGAAAAATATGCAGCAATTGGAACTTCTCAAGGTTTATTTTTATATTACGGTAATGATTTTTACGACATCACACCTTTAGATACAGCGATCACTGGATGCACTATAACAACTGTCAACGGTTCAAATACTGTAACCATAAATAAAGGATCACATGGTCTAGCTAAAGGAAGGTATGTAACCTTATCTGGTGTAACAGTTACAGGTGCTTCAGATTATACACCCACAGAATTACAAAAAGTTTACGAAATATTAACTGTTCCTGATGTAGATAAATTTACAATCCAAGCATCTAGAAATGAAGGAGGCTCAGGTATGACTGCCGCTGGTGCAGCAACTGTTAATCCTTATGTTGAAGTAGGACCCACGTTTCAAACAGCAGGTTATGGTTGGGGAACTTCTAGTTATGGAGACTCTACTTGGGGCACTGAAAGTGCAGTCAGTGACGTAATTTTAGATCCAGGAAACTGGAGCTTAGATAATTTTGGTCAAGTATTAGTTGCAACTATATTTAATGGTAAAACTTTTACTTGGAACGCAGGAGCATCTGGTGCTAGAGGTATTCGAGCATCACAATCTACATCTGGTTTTGTAACAACAGGTAATCCTACGGCCAGCAGATTTACATTAGTCTCAGACAGAGATAGACATTTATTTCACTTTGGAACTGAAACAACAATAGGAGACACCACAACTCAAGATCCTATGTTTGTAAGATTTTCTAACCAAGAAGATTTAAATACATACGCACCAACAGCAACCAACACTGCTGGTACATTTAGATTAGATACAGGAAATAAAATTACTGCAGCTCTTCAAGGTAAAGATTATGTTTTTGTTTTAACCGATAATGCTGCATATGTAATTCAATTTGTAGGCCCACCTTTTACTTTTAGTGTTAGACAAGTCGGCACAAATTGTGGATGCATAGGACAACACGCAGCTTCTTATGTTAATGGTGCTATATATTGGATGTCTAATGAAGGTGGGTTTTTTATGTATGATGGTACAGTCAAAGCTTTACCTTGTTTAGTTGAAGACTTTGTATTTACAACACAAAATGGAGATTTAGGTCTTAACTTTAATTCAGCAGATGTAATTTTTTCTTCACCAAATTCTTTGTACACTGAAGTAAATTGGTTCTATCCAAAAAGTGGATCAGAACAAATTGATAGATGTGTAACATACAACTATCAAGAAAATGTTTGGACTACTTCGTCATTAGACAGAACTAGTTACGCTGATCAAGGTGTGTTTGATAAACCCTATGCAACAGATTACGAAGCAACTTCTACTCCGGTGTTTCCTGATATTTTAGGAATTACAAATTTATATGGAGCATCTATCTATTATGTTCATGAAGTTGGAAACGATCAAGTTAATAGCTCAGGTAGAACTTCAATTGATGCTTTTATAAGATCAGGAGATTTTGATATTGAAGATGGTGAAATATTTATGTCCATGAAAAGATTTATGCCAGACTATAAATTTTTAGTAGGTAATTCCAAAGTAACTTTATTTATATCGGATTATCCATCAGATACTCAATCAAGCTCACCTTTAGGTCCCTTTACAATAACTTCTACTACTGATAAAGTAGACACTAGAGCAAGAGGAAGATTACTATCTTTGAAAATAGAAAATGATGCTACAGGTGAAACTTGGCGTTATGGTAGTTTTAGAATGGATGCTCAACCAGACGGAAGGAGATAATATGCCACTAACTGAAAAAGGTAAAAAAATAATGAAATCTATGAAAAAACAATACGGTAAGAAAAAAGGCGAAGCTGTATTTTATGCTTCAAAAAATAAGAAAAAAATAAAAGGCGTAGATAAGAAAAAAGCATAATGGCAAAATTAACTAATTATATACCTGAACCAGCACAACAATATGACGTAGAAAATCAAAGACAAATTATTGAGTCTATGACAACTATGAAACAACAACTTAATTTTGCTTTTCAAGAAGATTTAAAAAACGAACAAGAAGCTTTTAATTATTTTTTATCATGACAATACAATATAAAAATGCTAGCAAAATATTAGATGGCACAGCTATGACAACTCTTTTGACTATAGCCACGTCTGCCGTAGCTATTGTAAAATCTGTGTATGTATCTAATAACAGCTCCGGAGCTGTGTTGGTTAATTGTGATTTAAGAGATTCATCGGCTAGCACAGATGTAGAATTTTTTAGAAAGGATATCCCCGCTTTAAGCACAGTCAACGCTACAGAACAGGGGTTGAATTTAGAAGCAGGAGATGCTATAAAAGCGCAAGCAGAAACAGCTAATAAACTTGAAGTAGTAGTTAGCTATGCGCTTATAAACAGAGAGAATGAAAACGGATAACATATATAAAATTGATTGTACTACTATAACAATTTATAGAAATACAAAAACAGGTGAAACTTCTAAAGAAAAAATGGAAGGACCAGATATCGTTACTGATGTAACAGTACAAGTATCACCGAAAGGTTTAGATGTGTTCCAGAAAGTAATGAATAATGATAATAAAAAATCAAAGCCCTAAAGGTGGAACTGAGTTACAACTTGGTTTTTTACACAAATACGTAGATAAAAATTTATTAGATCAAATACAAATCTGTACTAGTGTACCTGGTAAAGTACCTATAGATCCTAAAAAACTAAACATACTTTGGCAAAAAAATTCTTACGATCAACCTAATTTATACCCGTGGTTTAAAGATAAAAATAATCATCACAAATATGATTGGTATGTTTTTAATTCTCATTGGAACTATGAAAAATTTAGAATGGTGTTTGATATTCCTACTGAAAAATGTGTGGTTATTAAAAATGGAGTTGAAAAAATAACACAGGCTCCTCATTATAAAAAAGGTAAACCTATTAGAATAATTCACCAAAACACACCTTGGAGAGGATTATCTGTTTTACTTGGTGCAATGCAATTAGTTAAAAATCCATTAATTACATTAGATGTTTATTCTTCGTGTGAAGTTTATGGCAAAGATTTTATGAAACAAAACGATCATAATTATAAAGCATTGTACGAACAAGCTGAGTCTTTACCTAATGTAAACTATATAGGATATAAACCAAACGAATATATTAGAGAACACCTACAAGACTATAATATGTATGTTTATCCTAGTATCTTTGAAGAGACTTCTTGTATTTCTTTATTAGAAGCGATGTCTGCTGGTTTATATAGTATAATAACTAATTATGGAGCTTTGTTTGAAACAGGAGCAGAGTTCCCAATGTATATTCCTTATGATAGTAACTACAAAGCTTTAGCTGAAAAATTTGCGTATGGTATTTCTGCTGCAGCAGAAACTTTACATGAACCGCGAATACATAGTCATTTAACCACTCAAGCAAGTTATGCACAAATTTATTATTCTTGGCCCAAGCAAGCTGCTTCGTGGACAACATTTTTAAAAGGAGCTCTTAATGCCAAAGCCAAATGAACCTATATGGTTTAACGTCGACAAAACAGAAAAAGCAAATGATGACACCTATCAAACAATTAAAACTAACACAGTAGAAAACAAAATAACTGAAATTAACTTAAGCACTTCGCCCCACAAAATTATGGTATGTACTCCATGTCATAGTGATGTCAGTATGCACTATTGTCAAGCAGTATTAAAGTTTCAACAAGCTTGTTGGAAAGAGGGAATTTTATGTAGTTTTACTTTATTAAAATCATCATTGGTTACACAAGGTAGAAATTTGTGTGTAGCAGAATTTTTAAATCACAAAGACAACTACACTCATTTATTATTTATAGATTCTGATATTGATTTTAGTGCAAAATCTATTTTTAAAATGTTAGATTTTAATAAAGATATAATTAGTCTACCTTATCCTATGAAGCTTTTAAGTTGGGATAAAATATGGAGAAGACTTAACACTAAAGAAGATGCTGTTAGCAATGAAAAAGATTTAGCTACAGCAGGATTTACCTTTCCTGTTAAAGTAGAGGATCCTAATTCAATAACCGTGGACAAAGGATTAATGGAACTTACTCATGCTCCTACAGGCTGTATGTTAATTAAAAGAGAGGTAATTGAAAAGTTAATTAAACATCATCCGGAACTAGAGATATATCAACCTACTAATATTAATGGTAAAGAAGTTAAAAAAGATAACATGTATAACTTATTTGACACACTGCACGACCCTGAAACTAAAAGATATTTTGGTGAAGATTTTGGGTTTTGTCAAAGATGGACTGATATAGGAGGTAAAGTATATGCCTATATAGATGATCCTATAACTCATGTAGGAGAATATACTTACACAGGTCGATTTAGAGATGATTTATGGCAAGCAGCAAGACCTGTCAAATCTGTTGACGACACTAAAAAAATCAAATAAAGTATCCTATTTACAGGATTTCTACGCCTGCTTAACAGTATAAATATATTTAAATTATGGCGATATCTAGATCTTTAATGAACAGACAACTACAAGCAAACGGTGGAATTATGCAAGTTGCACCTAGAGAGAAATTTGGTCTAGGTAGTTCTCTTAAAAAATTTGTTAGAAAAATTATACCCAATGAAGTAGCAGAAGTTGCAACCAAGGCTGCTCCATTTGTGGCTCCTTTTAACCCAGCAGTTGCTGCTGCAATGGCGGGTATTGGTAGTTTTGATCAAACAGGTAGTATAAGTGATGCGTTTAAAAGAGGTGCATTAACTTATGGAGGGGGCCAGTTGGCTAGATTTGCAGGTGGTGCAGGATTCCAAGGTAATCCTTTTGCTGCAGATGGCGGAGCATTTAGAGGAGGTCTTCAAGGATTTAAAAGTGGATTTAGTTCACCATTAGGAAACCAAACAGGATTTAAATTAGGTAAACCTGTTGAAGCAGTTGAAGGTGTAGGTCTTGATATGCAAACAGGCGGAGCTGACGGTGTTGGAATAATAAAAGACGGTTCAGGTATAAATACCACAGTGCCTTTAAAGAAACCTATAATTCCAGGAGAAGGAGGCATTGATCTTACTACAGGCGGAGCTGATGCTTTTGGAATAATACAAGATACTGTAGTAGATAAAACTACAGTAGCTAAAGAACCTGGATTTTTAAAAAATTTATTTGATGGAGTAAGTAATCAAGATTACGGTAAGATCGCTAAAACAATTGGAGATGGAGCTAAAAAATTTGGTAAGGCTATGTTTACAAATAAAGATGGTTCTATAGACAAAGCAGCAGTATTAGGAGCAATAACTTTTGCTACATCATATGCAGAAGCTAGAGCATTAGCTGCTGAAACTGGAGTAGATGATGATCTAACTCAAGACGAATATAACGAACTTATTAGACAAGAGAAAAAAGATGAGTATGCAGGTTATTTAACTAACTTCTACGGTGGCCGAAAAGAAGGCGGAAGAATAGGTTTTGAGGCGGGTGCTAATGAAATGATTAAAACAAAATTATTGGAGGATATTATGCCCGATACAGGTTCAGATGTACAGATCGTAATTATGACTGAAGATGGTCCAAAATTAATTAGTAAAGAGGATTATGAAGCTCTGTCCCCTAGTATGCTTATGGATACTAGTACAGGGTTTGGAATTAACATTAAAAGAGTAGATGAAGCAAATGGCGGAAGAATAGGATTTAAAAAAGGTAGTCCAGAGGAATCATCTGAAATAGGTATTATGTCTATTGACGTTGAAGCAGGTGATGACGAAAACGACATGGATAGTTTAATGGCAGGTATTACATTTAGCTCTGCTGAAAAATCATTTTTATTTAGAAAATTAGCTGGTCAAGGTGGAGCAAGCAGATCTTACACAATGCCTAACCTATATAGAATATTAAGTAATCCAAATAGATATCCTACCGATGCAGCAATATTAAAAGAGATTGCTATCATGGGAATGAAAAAAGACGGTGGTAGAATAGAGTTAAAAGAAGGAAGTAAAGATATAGAGTTAGAAAAAATTTTAGAAACAAGTTCAGTTATTCCTGAAGATCCAAACGATCCAAGAAATATGACTACAGAACAAATCGTATCTATTATTAAATCTGGAAGATCTACTCCAGAGATGTTTGAAGAATTAATGTTAAGAGGTTATACTGGTGTTGATTCAATAATGTTAGAGGATATGCCTGATTCATCTAAAGCTTACACCTTTAGGCCTGATGGAGAAACAGGTATAATGGAAGATTTTTTATTTAAATTAAGAGAATCTAATCCTGATTCTTATGGTAAGTACACTAGACCAAGACCATTTCAACCAATTGATGCTCCAAAATTTAAAGCTAAAGGTGGTAGAATAAATTTTGCAGGTGGAGCTAATAGAGTGTCAGAATTATTAGTTTTAAGAGATAGTATGTTAGCAAAAGATCCTGACGCAGATGTATCAAGTATTGATGCAGAGATATTTCAATTAACAGGTAAAGTATTTAAATCAATGGGTGGTATAGGAAATGTGCCGACAGGTAAGATTAGACAAAATAGTGCAGGTGTGATCGAAAGAGATTACCGAGATGAAGGTGGTTTTGTTCCCGTTGGCGTTAAAGAAAGAGCTGATGATGTTCCCGCTATGTTAAGTAAAAACGAATTTGTAATGACTGCCGATGCTGTTAGAGGTATTGGTGGAGGAGACGTTGAAAAAGGATCTAAAAAATTATACAAGACAATGAAACAAGCAGAAAAAGTAGGTAAAGCATAATGGCAGACACAACTACATATACTAGACGAGCCCCTTATCTTGAGGCGGCACAAGAAAATTTTATTGATCTATTAACGCAACAAGTTGGTAGAGCTCCTGGTTCTCAAATTAAAGATGCTGATGGTAATGTTATTGGCACGGTACCAACTTTAGCAGAACTTGGACCACAGGTTGCAGGTCAAAACGTTTTAACTCAAGCCGCACAACAACAGGCAGCTACTCAAGCGGGCTTAGGACAATTACAATTTGATCCAACCACGGGAGCTGTAACAGGTGCAGCTGCTGGAACGGGAGTTGCTGGCTATCAACCATTTTTAGATCAAGCAGCCGCTTATTCTGGCCCTCAAGCATTTCAACAATTTATGTCACCGTATCAACAACAAGTTATCGATACGACACTAGCTGAGTTTGATAGACAAACTGCAGCAGGTGTACCACAACTTGCAGCCAATGCTATTCAAGCAGGAGCTTTTGGTGGTGGTAGAGAAGGTGTGGCTCAAGCTCAATTTGCATCTGATGCCGCTGCAAAAAGAGCAGCATTGCAAGCTCAGTTATTAGGTCAAGGTTTCACTCAAGCAAATCAATTAGCACAACAAGGTTTTGAACAACAAAGAAATCTAGCATCACTGCAACCATCTCTTGCTGCAAGTGGTGTTCAACAATTAGGTGCTGCTGGTACAGGTAACTTAGCTTTCCAACAAGCAGGATTAGATGCGGCTCAACAAAGAGCGCAACTTGCATATAACGAACCACTACAACGACTCAACGCTTTTGGATCAGGGATAGCAGCTCAACTTGTTGGTTCACCAACAACGACAACGACAACCACATTAGGTGGTGCAGGAACAGTAGGTCCTTTATCACAAGCTTTATCCGCTGGATTAAATGCTTATGGTTTAGGTAGTATTTTTGGAGGAAATTAATGTATTTTAAAAGACCATCATTTAGAAGAGGCGGATCAACAGGTATAGGACAATTAAGTCCTAGAGTAAAAGCACAAAGTGGTTTTATGGGAATAAACTTTGGTGTAGGCCGAGGAGATAATACCGGTTATCAAGAATATATGAAGAAGGTAAGAGCCGACAGAGAATCAAATGAACCTAGTGGTCTTATGAAATTAATATTAGGAGAGAGATATACAAACCCTGATTTTGTTTCACCTTTTTTAAAACCAGACTCGCCTTTCTTTTCTAATAAAACAGGTTTTGAATTTTTACTACCAGGTGGTAATAGAGGTAGCACTACTTTCATGACTGCAGACGGACCAAAAGTTGTTGAAGATATTGAAGATCTTAAAATAACAGCGGACGCAGATAATTTAGTAGACACTTCAGATGCTAGAATAAAAGCTTTACGAGCTTTAAGAAGTGATGATGCTTATACACTTAAAAATCAAAGCGCTGCTAATACTAATACTAATACTAATGTTAATGAAAATGAACTTTTAGCAGAAACATCTATGAAAGATGCAATTGAAGGTGAAGTAGATATTCTTAAAGATTTATTAAAAGACACTGGAGTAAGTAAAGGTGAGAAAGCTTTAATACTTGCTAAAGCTATTAGAACACCTGGAACGATTGCAGATAAGTTAGAAGTAGGTGGAGAAGAAGCAGCTAAATTAAAAAAAGAAGAACGAAAACAAGATAAGGCTTTAATCCTGACTGCTTACAAAAATTACAAAGCAAAAGAATTAGCTGATGGTAAATTAAATACACAAGAAACTGCAGTTAAAAATTATGTAAATAAAAAATTAGCAGATCCTAACAATACGAAAAAAAGAAATGAACTAGAGTTAGAGGCTTGGGAAATTGTAATTAAAGGTACACAAGGTGGTAAAGACATTAATAAAGAATTTGCTGTAGCCCAATTGGCTGCGTTAACTACACAATATCAAGATGCGTTAAGAGATCTAAGATTATTTGGTAATAAAAAAGATGCGGCTTCTAAAGCTAAAATAGAAAGAGCCAATGAAATTATAGAGACGTACAAACAATATGCTGTAATTGCTGGAGTCAGTATTCCAGGTTTAAATATGGCAGAAGGTGGTAGAGTAAATAGAGCTCTTGGAACTCCTGAGATGGGAGAGATAACTGAAACTGTAGAGAAAGAAACTGTTAAAACTCCAATGGGAGAAGTTCAAGCAACAGAAGTAGCGGCTGCAGAAAATGTAGAACCAATGAAAGAAGTGCCTGTTATGGACTTTGCTACATTAAGATCTAGACTACCAAAAGAAATAACAGATGACATTGTACAATTATTAGCAAACAGCAAAGAAGCTTTACAAGATTTTTACTACATTAATTCACAAAACGATGTCAGTAGTTTTAACACAAAGTACGGAGTTAACTTAATATTACCGCCACAGGTATTAGCATAGGAGGTTCTATGAATTGGCAAGAACTTGCTAAGATTGCAACATTCCAACAGGAACAAGATGTTGTAGCACCACAAGCAGAAACTACTATTGGTGATTATGCACTCGATATATTCAGAGCACCCATAGGTGGTATTAGCGATGCATTACAAGGTTTAGTTACATTAGGTGTATTACCTTTTGATATGTTAACCGACAAAGATCTTACAGGAAAGATAGATGCTTTTTTTGAATCCTTTCCCATTTTAAACATAGAAGCTAAAACAGGTCTTGGACAAATTGTTCAAACCATAACTCAATTTGGTGTACCATTAGGTGTTGCATCTAGAATAGGTAGAGCTATTCCTCTTTTACGAAAAGCAGGACAGACGACTAAACTTTCTAGCTTACCAACTATTGGAGCTAAAGGCACAGAGATTGCAAGAAGAGCAGGATACTGGGGAGCTCTAGGTGGAGCTACTGATATTGCAGTTAGTGTACCAACTAAGAACGTTGTTTTATCAGACATGCTTGGCATAACAGAAACACCGGATCTTGCATCTGCTACAGGTAAAGAATTAGCTGTAGAAAAGATGAAACAAAAATTAAAGTTCGGAGCTGAGGGTGCAGCCATTGGTGGTGCTATTGCAATGTTACCAGTTGCAGGTGCGGTCGGTAAAAAACTTTTAGGACCTGTATATAATAAAGTAATTGATCCTGCAGCAGGTGCAGTATTAAGACAATTAGATAGTAAAGTTCTTAATCCATTAACAGTTGGAATAGCTGGTAAAGGTAAAGAAGGTAGCTTTATTACTAAAGGTGTAACTAAACTTGGCACAAAAAAAGATAAGTTTAAAAGTAAATTATATGAAAAATTAGATATACCTGATCCATCTATGTGGGCTTTTTATAATACTAAAGGCGGTACGTTTGGTCAAACGGTTGCAGGTAAATTAAGTAAACTTAAAGAATACTTTGGTTCTGCTGGTTTAATGTCTAAAGGTTTAAAAAACGAAGGGGATAAAGTAACTGCTAAATTAGAAGCCATTACTAAAAAATTTAATCGTAAAGATGAATACATGAACGAAAAACTTTATGACATCGTTACTAAAATGAAAGGTAATATATTTGATAAAATAACAGGTAGTCCAGGTTATAGAAACATTATGGATGATTTACAAAGAGAGCGTAATAAAATTACAGATTATATTATGGCTCCAGGTAAAGTACAATCTGAAAAAATGTTAAAGCTAGTGAATCCTGCAGTAAGGACCGAGGCTAAAGAAATAAAACAAATGTTAAAAGAGTCTAATCAAATGGTAGGCAATATGTTTGCTAACTCTCCAATTAAATCTTTTAAAGATTTGGCTAGTTTAAAAATGAAAGATGCAGATAATTTTTTTAAACAAAGACTTGCATCTTTTAATAATAAGGATTTTAAATTTGATGTAAAAGGTGAGGTAGCTGCCGGAGCTAGAAAAGAAATAAAAAATACTATTCTTTTAAATCAAAACATGCGGCCTAAAAATATTTCTTTTAAAGAGGCTAGAACATTAAAAGACAAATTAGCAAAAGGTAAAAAACTTAACGAAAAAGAAACAGCGTTTAATAAATTATTAGATGAAGAAGTAACACTTAGAATGCAAGGATTAAAAAGTGCAGTCATAAATGCTGGAGCTAATACTAATAAATATTTTGGATCTATTGCTAGGTTTACAGGTAAAGATATAAAAAAAGTAGATGATCTTTCTGATGAAATTAGAAAATTTTTATCTACACCTAAAGGACAAAAAGTAGAAATAAAAGATTACAGTCCAGTATTAGATACGATCATATGGAACAATAAACAAGTTTATCAAAGACAATATTTTGATCTTGTAGAATCTGAATGGTTAAAGAATGGCATAGTATTTAAAAATATTTTAACTGATGACGCTGCGTTTCAAGATGTTGTAAGAAGAGGAATTGATCCTACACGTTTAAGAAAAATTACAGCTCGACCTGACGCTGGTATTAATTCTATTGATGACTTTGCTTTAGATTCTAAATTTTTTAGAAATGAAAAAATGAGAAAACCTAAAGAAGGAGAGGCAGCAAAGTTTGATACTTATTTTACACTTCCTGAAATTGCTAATGCAATACAAGGGGTAAAAAGTAATTTTGATAATTTATTTGATGTACCTTTTTACTCTAACATTATGAAGTTTAAAGCGGGTGGTCAAATAACTAAAACTATTTTCTCACCAATGACACAAGTAAGAAACGTTTCCACAGCATCATTTTTTCCATTAGCTAGTGGATTAATAGGTGGTCGTAGCTCAGTATCTCAAGCATTTAGAGATACGTTTGAAGATATATTTAAAAGTGGAAAAGTAGACGAAAAGATATTTGATGATTTTATAGATGATAGTGTAACTAGAGGAATTATCGATCAAAGTATTGCAGTTAATGAAATGAAACGTCTAGCTGAAAGAGGAGTTAAAGGTTTAATAAACATTGATGACTTTATGAAAAACCCAACAGTTAAAAAGTTTGTTGATGTCTATCAAGGAGGTGATAACGTTTGGAAAATATACTCTGACAGATTCTATCAATCTGCTCTTAAACAAGCATTTGGAGATCCCAAAGCTGTTCCAGAAAAAGTATTGAGTCAAGTAAAAGACTGGTACAGAACTGTAGCTAAAGAAGATTTTATTGAAATAAGTTCTATTACAGGTGCAAAGAAAACAGCAGACGAAGCTTTAAAAGAAGTGTCTGCGTATCTTGTAACTAATACTATTCCGACTTACAGTAAGGTCCCTAAAATAATTCAAAGTATTAGAGACTTACCTTTAGGAAACTTTATAGCTTTCCCTGCAGAGATATTAAGAACAGGATCTAATTTAATTACTATAGGTGCAAGAGAATTAACTAGCACTAATCCTTACATTAGACAAATGGGAGCTCGTAGATTAATTGGAGCTTCAGCAACGTTTGGTGGTATAGGTACAGTCATTGGTGGCACAGCTCAAGCTATCACTGGTGTAACTGATGAAATGATGCAAAAAGCTAGAGCGTTTGTTCCTGTGTATGAAAAGAACGCAACATTAATACCAGTGTCATCGCCTGATGCTAATGGTAACTTTAAGTATTTTAATTTTTCATATTCTAATCCATACGATTCATTAGTTAGACCAATCAATGCAGTTGTAAATGCTTTTGGTAGAGGAGAACTAAATCAAGACAGCGCAAATACAATTGTGTTTAATTCTTTAATTGGTACTCCAGAGAATCCTGGAGCTTTAGTAGAATTCTTTTCACCATTTATATCTGAGTCTATTGGTGTTGAAAGAATTACGGACGTTACTTTAAGAGGTGGACGAACAGGAACTGGTAAAATGATTTATAGAGAAACAGATCCACTAGGTATACAAATATCTAGAAGTTTAGAACACATCATAGGTGGCCTTAATCCTGGAGCATTTACTTCTGCAGTTAAAATATGGGATGGTGCTAGTGGTAGATTTACAGATTATGGTAGTGAAAGAAATTTAAGAGATGAATTAGTAGCATTAATGGCTGGTATACGTGTGCAAGAAGTTAAACCTATGCAAAGTATGCCATTTATTATTACATCATTTGGTAGAGATAAAAGAAACATTGGTGCTAAGTTTGCAAGTGTTGCCTATAGCGCAAGAAGCACACCAGAACAAAAAATTAATGCTTACAAAGTGTGGGTTATGGACTCGTTTAAATCTCAAAAAAATTTAATGAATACTATTCAAGCTGCAGAAGATTTAGGTGTGAGTAGAAGTGAATTAAGAAGAGTTTTAAATGATCGTTTAAAAAATAAAACAGAAGTACAAAATTTATTTAATGGTAAATTTAAAGTTCCTACTCCAAGTGAAGCTAGAGTTAAATCTTTACTTGAAAGATTAGAAGATCAAAATCTAGATGCAGCATTAAAATTTGAATTAGGTTTAGATGTAGCTGAAGATGCTTGGGATGACTTAAGAAGAGATGTAAGAAACTTTGATCTGAATGATAGCTTAGAAAGTTTTGAATCTTTTATTGATGCAGCTTTAACTTTTGGTGTTAAACAATCGAGAGACTTACCACCTTTAAGTGCTAATTTAAGACCTGTCGATAACGTGCCTGCAGTATTACCAGTTGATCCAAATAAAAATGCAGCTGTAAACGCAACTTCTGTTAATAGAACTAATTTAGGATCAAAATATAATTTACTATCAACTGAACAAAAATTTGATAAACTGTTTCCTTTAGGATAATTATGGCAACTTTAAACGAACTTATAGCTCAACTAAACGCATCATCGGATCGTATTTTAGCGGATGCAAATAGAATGAATACCACTGCAGACAGTATGAATAGAACGTTGGATAATCAACTTGGTGTTCAAGAAGTATCTGGTGTGGCTGAACTGTTACCTTCAGGTAGAACAGTAGGAGAGCAAAGAGATCAAGATATGTATGCAACAGGACAACTTCAATATGCAGATGTATTACCTCAAGATTATGGATACTTAGGATCCAACGCTCAATTTCCGGAACAAGGTTTAATGAGTCAGGCAAAAAATTTATTTGATAAATATATAGGGTCTGGTGGTATAATAGGAATGGCGGCTAACACTATTGGTGGAATGCTTCCACAACGTTCTGCTTTAAATAGATATATGTTAGATACTTACGGGGGATATGGAGACATGGGAGGACAAGATAAATTCGGTTACAACATTATTAACGCTGCTAATAATTATATGGTTCCGGGAAGTAATTCTTTTAGGTCACATCAATTAGAATCTTTAAGAGGATTAGATAAAGACTTAGCTAATCAATTTTACATGGATAACTATGGTAAAACTTATGAAGAAGTTTACAAAGACTCTCAGAAAAAAATAGATCCATTTAATCAAAATATAGATATAGGATCAGGTGCTGATTACTATGGAGGAGATGAACCTACCGGAGGAGGCAGTAATATTGGATCTGTAATAAGTGATAGTTATCAAGCAGTAGAGGATGATGATTACGGGTTAATATAATGACAAGAAAATCAGCATTACAAAAAATAGAATCTCATGAAAAGCTTTGCAGAATAATGCAAAAGCAAACGTTTGAACAAATAAAAGAAATGAAAGAAAGAATTAAAAGATTAGAGTATTGGATTGTTGGTGGTATGGGTGCAGTGTTATTAACTTTACTTATGGATATGTTAAATTAACGACACATACAACCAATCATAGCACCACTACCATCCTTCATTATATGTAAATTTATAGTATCTGCATAACCAGTTAATTTTTCTCTAAGAATATCACACAAATCAAAACAATCTATTTCATTAAATAATTTTATATCTTCTAATAATTCTTTTGTTACTGGTATAAGTTGATACAAACCATCATTTAAAATAATTAAATCCATTGTTTTAATTCCTCTCCCATAACTTCACTAGCTATATTAATTTTTTTACGTAAAGCTTTTACGATACGTTCATCTACAGTTTTCTCAGCTATAATATCAATGTAAGTCATCTTTCTTTTTTGACCTATACGATTTATTCTAGCCTCTGATTGAGTACGTTTCTCAAGATCATAGCCATTAGAATAATAAATCATAACATTAGCTTCTGTAAGTGTAATACCATAACCACCGGTTTGAGGTGTACCTACTAAGAATCTAATTTTTGAATTGGGGTCCTGTATTTCTTTAATAGCTTTAGCTCTATCTTCAGTAGACGTTGATCCATAATAAGTCATCACGGAACCCGGATATACTTTTTCAATTGCTTTAACTATTGAGTCTATGTCATGTCTCCAATGAGCCCAGATAATAGCTTTACCTTCTACTTCTTCAAGGATATCCATTAATGCAGTGACTCTTTCATTTTTAATAATTTTAAGTGTGCCATCATCAGCTTTAAAATGACCACAAGTAATTTGTTGAAGTCTCATCAATTGAACTAATGCAGTAGATGTAGTCATTAGTTTGCCATCCATTTGTGCAAGAGCTACATTTTTCATTTGATCATAAATTTTTTGTTGCTCTTTACTTAATTGTATGATTCTTTTTTGATAAGTATAATCGGGCAAATCTAAACAATCTTCTTTTAAAACTCTGTCAGAAAATAAAGCAATTTTATCAGATAACTCTTGTAAGTTTTGATAACCAACTGGCACCTTTGCGCTATGAGAACCAAAGTTCATAGTTTTAAGTATAGCGTATCTAGTTCTAAATGCATAATAAGAAGTAAAATCTAATAAACCTTCACCTAAAAACTCACATTGTTTGTACAAATCTAAAGGTGATTTGGTTACAGGTGATCCTGTAAGAATTCTTTTGTATTTAGCATATTGGCCCAAGGAACATATGTGTTTAGATCTTTTAGCATCGGGATTTTTTATAGTTGTAGACTCATCAATAGCCATCATAGTTCTATGACAACGTAAAAATTTAGCTGCAAACTCTACACCTTTACTTGTACTAAATGCATCAACATTCATAATTAAAATATGAAGATCTTCTCCAGGTTCAAACAAAGAGTTTAATTTTAATTGTTGTGATTTAGTAATATTAGCTTGCCACAAAACCATTTTTTTATCAATATGATCTACCATATGTGTAGGTATTTCTGAATCAAACCAGTTTTTATAAACACCTTTAGGTGCTACTAATAAAAATCCATTTATCTTACCTTTATCATAAAGCATAGATACGTTATCTATTAATACTTTAGATTTACCTGTACCCATTTCCATAAAGTATGCAAATAGTTCTTTGTTATATGACTTCTTAAGCGCTTTTAATTGATGCGCATAAGGCTTAGTTTTAAATTTATAATTCATAATAATTTCTTCTTTCTATTGACACTGATAACATAACCTTATAATAGATGTCAATAGGAAAGTTATGAACACGGTTTATATAATACAAGAATTACCAGGAACTAAAATAGGAGCACCTAAATTTAATATTATGGGAGCTCAAAAATTTGGCACATTAAAAACTTTATTACCAGAACATTCACAAATTATATTGTCTCCAGGGCCTTTAATTTTTAAATTAAGAAAACTGTTAGATAAATATACCCCGGATGATTATTTACTACTTACAGGTGATCCTGCAATCATAGGTGTAGCTTGTTCAATTGTAGCTGATAAAACCGGGGGAAAATTTAATTTATTAAAATGGGATAGACAGGAAAAAACTTACTATCCAATAGAAATAAATTTATATGAACAAGGAAAGATTGAAGATTAAACTTGACATAGGATATTATGACATTATATTAACAACATCATTAACTACTACGAAAGGTAAAAAGACATGAGTATAAATCTAGAAGAAGACAAAGTTGATTCGTTGGCTAACGAAAATACCAACGACATCAAAGCATTATCTGCCCAGGTTGTAAAGTTAAGAGACTTGGAAGATAAAGTTGCAGCAAAAGAAGAAGAATTAAAAAAACTAAAAAAGGATATGGACGTTTTATCTGGAGAGGTTATACCTACGATGATGACAGAAATGAATATATC